AGCGCCGACTGACCTCGTTGCGCGCGAATCCGATGGTGTGGCGAAACCATTCGCGCGCGATGAAGATCGGCATTTTTAACCGGAATCGCAATTGTGGGTGAAAGAAGGGGCTGATATGTTCATGCTTCGCAAGATAGTTAATGAGACCGGTATCCCTGGGACCAAGCTCCTTCGACTCTTTATTGAATGAAACACGTGCGGCATTTACAACGGTGAGATCATCACCAAATACCTCAAGTATTTCAACGTGACCGCCGGAACCGACGGGGATCTTTTGGGCAGTTTCCATCTATTTTACAATGTGTTAGACAGGTTTAGACCGTTATTCATCGAGAATAATTCGATCACCGCCCCTATGCCTTCTGCTACGCGTGCGTCTGTTCTTAGAACGGCGCGCACGTTTAGTCTTGGCCGACCGTTTCATTCTGCTTCTTTACAACATTATTATCTCACCCGCCGCCGCCTGAATTAACGCGGGGCTTGTCCGAGAGGGCCATGCCCGTCTAATATATGTCAAGGCCGCCATTAGTTTTGATTTGAGATTCCGAGGAGTAGAACGAATCTGCGCATTTAGCCAAGCTACCATTGCGGCAGGTATCGGTGTTCTGGGGGTAAGTACGGATAATTTGCCCGCCTCTTGCTGGACCATTTGATTTGTTGTTGATGCGGGGTATACTTGTGTGATATAACTTACAGCTGCTCTTGCCCTAGTTTTCAGAGGCTTTGCAAGAATATTTGTATTTGCATTTATCCAAGCAATAATACCAGCAGGGATTCTTGCTGATGGTCCTATGGGTGTAGATGATGACAATGTGGTCGTCGAGGGTGGTGTGTTTGATGGTGGTGCTGTATTTGATGGCACTGCTGTAGTCGTTGACGGTTCTATAGTCGTTGACGGTTCTATAGTCGTTGACGGTTCTATAGTCGTTGACGGTTCTGTAGTCGTTGACGGTTCTATAGTCGTTGTCGTGGAAGCGCTAGAATTTATTATATCGTCTACGATAAAATTTTCAACCGTCTTCACAACAAAATTCAATAGACTAGGAATCATTTTAGTACCAGCATCGTTAAGAGATATTATATGTGGATTAAATTCATCATTTGCTAAAGCATGCCATATGGGATAAGTGGTTATTTCATCAGGTGTAATATTTATAAGCTGTAATATCAAACCGGGCTTAAGTTGTTCGTACATTAAAGACGTGACAGATACAAAATGTGATTTAAGTTCGGGATTAGCATCAAGTATACTCCTTTGATTTGCATCTCCTAGCATGTCCGCTCCTATACGAAGTACGTCTTGGGGGCTTACTGTGTGTAATAATAATATAACTCGTTGTATAGCTGATAATAGAATAGGATCAGTCACTTCGGGAATAGATGGATTGTTCGTAAATGTAGGATCATATTCAGGTATGACTGTGTCAAGTATTACGAGACATACTGCAGTATTTATGTTTACATTCTCAGCAAATGTTGAGAATTGTACCGGAGTGTTTGTTTGAAGAGCTGTAGATATTGCTGATCCCATAGATTCAATATTGGGCAATGGTGCGACGCTAAACATTTGAGGAACCATAATTTGAGCCATGGCAAATGCATATTTCTTAAACCCTGATGCCATTGTTCGATTTAGAGTTTCCAGAGTCATAGTCCTCATTTTATCTATCGCACTCTGAACAAAGGGTGCTGGGTCGACCTCTTGAAATTGAGAACCCGCTCCCCGCTGCCTCTTCTGACGACGACGAGAGCGACGACCCTTCCCTTTCCTCTTAGAATATCTTCTCATCCTATTAAATACCATCTATTTTCTAAAAATCTATATAATAACGAAACACGCAATTAGCACAAAGTACTTAATTTAAGTACTTTGCTCTGATGGCTAGAATGAAAAGATTAAGTACTAGACCTTACAACATTATTAACTGATTCGCCGCCTGTACTAATGCAGAAGTTGTCAGAGAGGGCCATCCCTGTTTAATATACGTGGAGGCTGCCGTTACTTTTGATTTTAGATTCTGGGGAGTAGAATTTAACTGTGCATTTAGCCAAGATACCATTGCGGCGGGAATAGATGATCCGGAGTTACGTACGGATAACTTGCCTGTCTCTTGCTGGACCATTTGATTTGTTGTTGATGCGGGGTATGCTTGTTTTATAAAATTTACGGCCGCATCTGCTTTTGATTTTAAAGGGTTTGTAAGAAACTCTCTGTTTACATTTATCCAAGAAATCATCCCAGCAGGGATTCTTGATGGGGGTTGTGTAGTCGTTGACGGACGTGTAGTCGTTGACGGACGTGTAGTCGTTGACGGTCGTGTAGTCGTTGACGGTCGTGTAGTCGTTGGCGGTCGGGTAGTCGGTGGCGGTCGTGTAGTCGTTGACGGTCGTGTAGTCGTGGATGAAGCCTGAGTGCTCGTTGACAGCTGTGTAGTCGTTGACAGCTGTGTAGTCGTTGACGGTCGTGTAGTCGTGGATGAAGACGTATTCTTCGGCGAGGTGGATATTGATGAAGAATTTGCGGATACGGAGGCCGAAGATATATTTCTCGAGGAGATGGGGGCTGCAGAAACCATCGATGAGGAAGCAGTAGGATTTAATATGCCTTGCATAACAGGTAAGAAGATTGTCGCCTGGCCAAAATTAATTAAATTGAGTAAGATATTCGTACCAGGATTGTTGATATTATTCATGTTTATTTCTTGGTTTGCTATGCTACTCCATACGGGATACGTCATCAATTCATCCGGTGTTATACTTATAAATTGTGATCCTACGCCCGAAGCAAGTTGAGGCATTGTTTCCCCCGACTGAGCTTCGAATTGTGACCTAAGAGTTGGATCTACCATGATTTTTTTCATAGTATCCTGAGCTACGATTTTTACCGAACCAGCTTTTGCAAGCATATCTCTCGGGCCTATTGTTTTTAATGCTGAAAAAAATGTTTGTATACCTGATGCTAGTTTTTCGTTTGTCACTGCAGGTGGTGGGGGGTTTTGGGCCGAATCGTATTCAGGTATAGTAGTATCAAGGATTATAAGAAGGACAGCGGTCTTTATATTTACTTCATCGCTGAACGCAGAAAATTCTGCCGGAGTGTTTGATTGAAAGGCTGTAGATATTGCAGGTATTAAATTATTTATAGAGGGGGGTTGCTCCATACCGCGAACCCGATGTTTCAGAACTGAACTTGTTATAAGGATATATTTCCGAAGCCCAGAAGCCATTGCTCGTTTTATATCCGGTAGACGCATAGTCTTCATTTTATCTATGGCATCCTGAATGAGTTTCGATACATCTGGTATTTGCGGAAGGGGTGTATACTGATTTGGCATAGGACCTGGAGGACCTGTAAGACCTTGCTGTGAGCCTGGAGGACCCGCCATGAAACCTTGCTGTGAGCCTGGAGGACCCGCCATGAGACCTACTTCACTCTTGACCGCCTGACCTCCCCGCTGCCTCTTCTGACGACGAGAGCGACGACCCTTCCCCCTCCTCTTAGAATACGATCTCATCCTATTTAATAGCCCTAAATATTATCCGCGAACCCCTCTATTTTCTTGGAATCCATATAATACGTCTTCACACGCCCGAAAAAGCCGCTCGGCTCTTCCACGCGGAAATGTACGTGCGACTTGATTTTCCCGTGAATCGGCACAGTGTAAGGTTGCGGAGGGCCGCGAACACGCAGAATCGCCTTGCCCCGATCATCCGCAGCCACTACACCGGAATTATCAAATTCATCGTAGGCGGTATCCCAGCCAGGAATCTTCTTCGGGTCCGCGTTCACATTCGGCTCCGTCGCCCAGTAGACCACCTTCGCACCCGGACGAGTAGTGATTTCCACCGATTCATTCGCACTCTGGGGCGTCTTGAGAGCGAGCGCTCCAGCGGGGAACACGGTCTGACCCAAGAAGGGGAGATAGACATCGCGACGGAAGGCGAGCATAAGAGAACATGCGCCAATGATCACGTACAAGATCGAACTCATGCGGCGATTGAGAACCAGACGCACCACGTTTACATTCATGGCTCCCATCAAGAGCCAATTCAGCCCTCCGAGAATAACGAAGAACACGACAATCAAGTAAATCTTCTTATTAATGTACATGCCTTTCGGGCTGGTGTTCGGAAGGATATCCATTCTATATATACAGTAGATGAATTCTTGTCGTCCGGGACTCCAACGCCCATGTATGCGCGATCGTTGGGGTAAGGGCTCAGGCACAGGAACAGGAACAGGAACAGACTGTTCTGAGAAAGCCCCAGACTCTGCTGCCGCGAAAGAGGCGGAAGCAAAGGTTGCCGCGATGATCCAAGAGAGACAGCGCCAAGATACCGAATTATGGGGGGCTCCACAAGAGTCTCCTGCAAAAAATATACAGAAGAAGTAGAATGTTCTACGAAGTTCTTCTTTTCATTCTTCTTTCGCCCGGACTTCTGTTAACTCTCCCCGCGGAAGGGAAGAAAATCTGGATGTCTGGCCGAACATCCGTATTGGCTGTGTTTGTCCATGCGCTCGTTTTTGCAGTATTGTTATCGTGTTTGAAGAAGATGGATAAGAAAGAGAGAGAGGGGTTTGCCGAATCTATAATAAGGGACTGGACTGGAAACTCAACCCAAAACTTTGCGATCGATATGGCGATTATCTTAGTTTCCGGGCTAACGGTGGGGGGTATTTTCATATATGCAATGGGTGATTAAAAAACCCACGACCAAATAGAAATGTCATCAGTCCTCTCGTGCAAGTATTTCATCGCGAAAACATTCGCGCACACTGCCGTAGGAGTCGGAATCGCCGCTGCGAGTGCCGAGTATCCTGTGTTCTTTGATCTACTCAAACGGGAACTCGGCGGACCTCTGTGGGCCGCGCTCATAATCGGTATCGCCTCTTTTGCGCTCATATGGATTCTGCCAGGAATGTCCGCAAACACTCCCCTAAAGTACGTGGCCGCCGTCTCGTTCGCCTATCTCGTCGGACAAATGTCAGGAACGCTCGTGGAGCGTCTGGACGAACAGAATATTCTGGCGCGCACCCTCTTCCTTGCTACAGGTATCTTCGTGGGAATGGTCGCCGTAGGCATCTACGATAAGAACAATCTGCTCGGATTCGGTCCTTACCTGCTCGGAGCCCTCATTGGCTTCATTATAGCCCAGATCATTCTCTTTATTCTCACGGCGACAACAGCCATACAAAAAGAGGAATACTTCCAAGGAAGAAAACTCCTCTCCTTCTTCGGAGTGGCTCTGTTCGCCCTATTTGCCGCGTATGATACACAACTTGTGAAACTTCATGCGCGCCAGTGCAAAAAACGGGGGGACTACGTGAATGAAAGTCTCGGACTCTTCCTCGACTTTGTGAATCTATTTCAGAACCTCGGAATCGCGGGCATGGAAGACTAGGCTCGGCGCCTAAGTATACATCCGCTCCAATGAAATATCGCGCGACTTCGGCTTCTTCAGAAACAGGTCCACATGCGACTTCTTCACGATGAACGGCAACTGGAATTCCGGAATGTGGAACGGCAGATCCTTCGTATTGAACATGCGGAGCATATTGATCTTCTGCGCCACCTGCTCCAGACACCGCTTCAGCTCGCGCACACCCGGCTCGGAGCCCGCGTACTCCGTAATAATGTACTCAATGACCTCCTTCGAGATATTCACCCGCTCTGTGAGACTCACGTCCTTCAGAGCGGTTGGTAGGAGATACTTCTCCGCGATCTCCAGCTTATCCTTCTTCTCGTAGCCCTCCAAATGAATCACGACCATCCGGTCGAGAAGCACCTTGTCAATCTTCGTGATGTCATTGCCCGAGAAGATAAACATGGTCCGGCTCAGATCCAGAGGGATTCCCGATAGATACTTGTCTTCAAAGTCGCAGTTCTGCACCGAGTCCGTCATATGCACGAGCAGATTCTGCACCTCTTCGCCCTTCGGCGTGGCGGAGATCTTGTCCAGCTCGTCGAACATCAGAATCATCGACATACTCTTCGCGGCGGCCAAGGAGTTCACAATCTTTCCCGCGTGCGAGCCCTCATACACGAGCTGGTGACCCGTATACGTCGTCGCATCCGAGTCGCCGCCCAGCGAGATAAACTGGAATGGCCAATCCAGCGCCTTCGCAATCCCGTTCTTAATGAGACTCGTCTTACCAATGCCGGGGGGACCAATCAGAAGGAGACTCAGGCCGCGCGATGCCGGATTCGCGATCTTCCCCGCGATAAACTGGAGAATCTGGAGCTTGGACGCCTCCTGGCCATAGATGGAATCCGACATGGACCGCCGTGCCCTCTCCATGAAGGCCCCGCACTTGTCCTGGCCGTCGTCCAGCTTCACCGGCATTTCCTTATAGATCCCAAGAGGGAGCGACGTGACCTTCTCCAGCCACGCCCGGTGCTTGTAGTACTCGCCAGCCCCAGGATCCATATTCTGAAGCGCATTGTACTTGGATAATATCACGCTGCGCGTCTCGGGCGTCAAGTTCATCGTGAGAATCTTGAACATCAGATTCTCCTGCGCCACGGATGGCCGATTCTCCAGGCTTGAAATCAGCTGCTTCTGCTTCTCCGCAGTCAGGCTCTTAAACTGGTCGATCTGATCGTCGATGCCCCCGTCGTCCTGCGGCTCCGTCACGAGTTTTACGAATTTCTTCACGATCTCCGACTCCTTCTTCATATTGTGCCTCTTGGGAATGAGATGGTCGTTTGACTGTTGGCTGAGACCCCCGAAACTAATACTGATCTCCGCGCGCTGGGGATTGGACTCCTCGCTCTCGTCATCGTCGTCATCGTCGTCGACCCACTCACTCTCCTCCTCCTCATCGTCCTCGCTCTCCTCCTCCTCTTCTTCCTCTTCCGATTCCGGAATAGACTCAGGCTTTTTCCGGGTAGAGCGCCGCGCTGCTGCATTGCGGGGAGCCTCCTCTTTCACGGCCGCCCGCCGCCTCGGATAGAAACCCCGTTTCTTTGGGACATACTCCGAATCGTCATCCGACTCCATCCTCTTCGCAGCACGGCGAGGCGCCTCCGACTCCGTCGATGACTCCTTCGCAGGCTTCTTGGCACGCTTTTTACGCGGCGACGGCGGCGCAGCCGCCTCCTCCTCTTCATCCGAATAGGCGATCAACCCGCGAATATTTCCGCGGCTGTCTACACTATCACTGTCATCAGGCGGCGGAGCGGAGGCGCGCTTCTTATGGGGGGGCTGTGGCCTCTTGCGACCCGGAGTATTCTCTTCCGAGTTGCTAGAATCCTTCTTTGTCCGGACGGAGTTATTTGGGTGGGGCATTTCTAAACTAGATGTATAATAATATGCCTCTCAATTTTTACGCCGACGCGTGGCCTTCCCGCGACGGAAGTTAAAGCTCTTGCCAACATCCTTGACGATTCTCCGTGTACCATTTATAACTCCATTTCCAACATTCTTGGCGGCCTTGAATGTAGTCTTCGCGAGTTTCCCGACCTCGTTCACCGCAGTCCCTACAGGACTGAGTACTCTAGATGATAGGCCACGACCACGACGAGATCCACGTTTCGGCATTCTAACTATACTGCACAAATTATTCCGCGAGTATCTCTCGAATATCCATCAAAATAAAACGCGTCTTATTCGTCTCGCTCGGAAAATCCGCCTGGCAGTTGATCAGCCTCTCCAAGGCCTCCCGATTATCTTTGAAAAGATTGCTGCGCGCCGTCACGAAAAACTTCCCCGTCTTCTTTTTCAGAACCTTCGCCATTCGGGACAGGCAGTCACAGTATTCCTCCATCAAGGTCTTTTTATCTTCTAGTACCCCGTTCACCAACATATTCCCCAGAATCTTCTGGAAAGTGGTATTCAGGAGCTGGAGATCGAGGATCTCCAGGGCACTCAGCTCGGCCATGAATTGGCTATATCCAAGCCGGAATTGCTTGTTCTTCTGGCTCTCCACGAATTCATCATAGTCGTCCGACTTCGATTCCTCTATATTATCAAATACCTTCAGATAATTCGACTGCAGCAGATTCATTTCCTGTAGAATAACATTGTAGCGGCCGGAAATCTCGCACAATAGTTTCGCATACAGCGGACAGAAGACCTCCTCGAGTGCCGCCTTTTTGAACACGAGTTTCATGAAATCCCGCACAAGTTGTTGCAGATCGGGCTCACCCGAGCCCAGAATCTGATAGAGGAAATCCCGAATGTCATTGTACGTTTTGGGGCTGAATTTGTTCAGCTTCGACAAAATGATCACGTTCAGAATCTTATCGTCCACCGGCTGCTCACTGTTTTTAAATTTGCTCTGATACTTCGGAATGGGTGATGACGGAGAAATTGATCCGGACATTGATGCGTCCGGAAACGATTTTGCAGAGGATGTACGCGACAACTGTGGTTCGGGAGTACTGCGAAATCCCCCCAACCTTCTAAAGTCGGGTGTGGACTCGGAGCTAGTCCACGCAGTTCGGGGCGACTGATTAGCGTTGCCGCCCCCCTGTACTTGTCTGAATACACCTCCGGATTCTACCGGGGGTGTTCTTCGCCATCCTGATTGAAACCCGTCCAATTCAATAAGATCCTTCAACGTCTGTATGGTGGTGCATACCAAAGTGGGAGGCTTTGGTACGACCGATTCCATCGCCAGAATGTCCCTGACCGTTCTCTGAATACTTTCCACCGAAGCCATGTTCCCTACTATAGTTTAGTGGTTACTGTTTAGATACTGTGCCGCGATGTGCTGCCCTTTGCGGACAATCGGGTACTGTATTCGTCCGAGACACTAATAGAATTCAATGTCACTTATCGGAGACGCCGGTCTGGAAAATTTCCACGATCTGCTCGGATGCAAACTTCGCCAGTCGAAGGATATTCTAAAGCGGACCGTCGAGAACGCCCTTATCACCTCTCCCATCGCCTACGGTATTCGTACGAACGCCATAAAGAACCTGTCCGAAGTCAGCCAGGAAGAGGGTGAGGACATCGATCAAATGCTGAAGGAAGTCAATGAGATTGAAACAAGTCTGGAGACCTTCCTGAATCCGGAATCGGAGGATTTGCAGAAGTTGCAGGAGGAGGCCCTATCGCAGCTCTCATTCCAAGACGACTACTTTCGGTGCCTGAATTACTTCCCCTACGTTCTTGTCGGGATCGCCCTGTTTAAAATCTGGGTCGTACCCTGTATGGCCGTTTTTGTCCCGCTCGTCGCCTGGATGATCCCATACCTCTTCTTGAAATTCCTCTATAAGCTCCCCATTTCCACGGAACAGTATACCGACATTATGAAATTACTTTGGACCGGGTCCGGCATTTCATTTGAAAAAACGGCGACCGGAATACGGCCCGCGGCCCCTACAACATTCTTTACAACCCGTGGGACCGTCCAGACACTTTTCATGGCATTTTCGTTCGCACAGTCGCTGATTCAGCCTATTCAGAATGCGCACCACCTGTACAAGATCGACAAGAACATTATGGAGAATGGAAACAAGGTTCTACGGCTGAAGATGCTGTATGAGGGTGCGCAGAAACGCTTTCGTTCTCTGCGCATTCTGTTCCCCTTCCGGAAGTCACTGGAGATTCTGGACGACGATCCCCGCCGCGCCCTCCATCTCTTGATTGAACAGCCCGAACGGTTCCGAATGGCCCTCCGGGACTTTGCCGAAATAGAGGTGCTCTGGCAACTCGCCACGTCCCCAACTCTGATGAAGAGTGAACTCATTGTAAAGGGCGATGTGCCGGTGATCCACGGCCTCAATATCCACGACATCTCTCTTGGCTTTGACGCAGTCCCCTCGACGGTGTCTTTTACGGGGCTGAACCATCATGCCATTCTCACGGGGCCGAATGGGGGAGGGAAGTCGTCGTTTCTCCGGGCACTTCTCCAGTGTATTCTGTTGTCACATTCGTACGGCGTGGCGCCGGCCGAGAAATTCATCATCCGGAAAATTTCCTGGATCTCCTCCGGACTACGTCTCCAAGACACCCCGGGAACTCTTTCCATGTTCGAATCGGAGGTCTATTTCGCCTCGACGATTCTGAAGCGGCGCCCGGAAGAGGGGATCGGCTTCGTCATATACGATGAGCTGTTCCACTCTACGAACCCGCCCGATGGTACTCTGACGGCGAAGAATTTCCTAGATGAGCTCTGGAAGAAGAAGTCCGTCCTAAGTATTGTCAGCACACACGTATTCGAACTTGTGGAAAACGCGCCGGAGTCGGTCCAGAAGATTTGCTGCAATGCAGAGGCCGGAAAGCGGGGAACCATCAAATTCCTATACGATGTGCAGCCCGGTATTTGCAAGGTAAGCAGTGTGAAATCTATCTGGAACCGGTTTGAATTGTTCCCGGTTGCGGGAAAGTCCCGGCCTAAAAAACAAACTTCCTAGAAGAAATCCAATATGAACGAGTCCATCTTTGTAACCGCGATCCTGTTACTCCTTGTGGGCGCGATGGGCTTCTACTTCTACACGCGCATCGCCTACACCGATAAGAAGCTGGGCCTGCTTGAGTCGATACTGCTCGATTTGAAGATGCATATGGACATGGAGGCGCCGCTCCATATTCCTCCTCCTACAAAGGAGGCTGAGCCGTTTGAGCCGGAGGACAGCGAGGAGCTGAAGGCGGATGAGGCGGCGATGTACACCTCTGTCATGGAGTCGGCGGCTGTCCCGGATGAGGTGGTTGTGAGTGTAGCAGCGGACGCAAGCGCGAGCACCGTCGACTACGATTCCATGGCCCGCGATGATCTGATGACTCTCGCCCAGAAGAAGGGTCTCCGTGTGACGAAGAGCATGAAGAAGGCCGCCATCGTGAACCTGTTGCGAGAATCCGAGAAGAATAGTTCCCCCGTAACCAATATGGATGGAGGCTCCGAATCATCTGAAATGGGCGCTCCTATTTCTATGGAGGACACTGTGGAACTCCCTATGGAATCTCTTTCCCAGTAAAGAGAAGATAGGGGAATGGACTCGAAACTATTCCGTCTTCCAACAAGTCCAAACCTGGTGGAGTCAGTACGGTCCGCCAGACCCGTTGACATTATTGAGGCCGCAAGAGGACAAGAGCAGCCGGCCCCCGATAGCCGATTTCCGGGCTGGCCGGCCGTCGTTGAGGATGGTCGTCTGGTGACAGACTATCGGGCGCAGTGCATGAATAATATTCCCGCGGGGAAACAATTCCCCACGAAGGCCTTCATGCAGAAGAACGCCGAGTCCATTATTGGGATGTCGAGGCGGATCAGCGCGAAGCGGATGGGGGCGAATTTCCGGTTCGATGAGACTGTCGTGCCGGATCTAAAGGAGGAGATGGCCTGCACGCGGTCGGCCTGTACACGAGAGGTGACCGGTGGAGAGGGCTCGATCGGTACGGGGCGCAGACGGGAGCCGGTGCCCGAGCTGTTCGGGACGTACACGGTGCCCTATACGACCCCGCCACCTGCGAAAGTGATATACACGACTCACTATGAGGGCGGGCGGAACTCGCTCAGAGGCTAGAACAGTCTAAGGACGAATCATACCCCATTATAGAGAATGTCAGCATCCAAGAGGGTTTTGACATTTGATATAGGGATTCGGAATTTGGCCTGGTGTCTTCTGGGCCACGAGGCCAAGCAGTGGTCCATCGTCGGCTGGGAGAATTACGACCTTCTTGCGAACACGACGAGCGAGGAGGCGACCCGTGTACCCGTCTGTGTAACCTGTGGGAAGCGGGGGACGCACACGGCCGGGGACAACATAATTTGCAAACGGCACGCTCCTCCGAATTTTCCTCTTCTCGCAGATCTGTCCGGGAACATTCTGAAAACAATTCCATCTCTGAAAATCCTGAAAACAATTCCGGGAATTTCCACGAAGGGTCGGCGGGAGGAAATTGTTCCCCGTCTCCAGACGAAATTCGCAATTCCGTTGATCCCAAAAAAAGGATCGAAGAAGGAGAATTCCGATCTGGGGAAATTACATACGAGCCTCCAGAATTTTGTGGACTCCCGACTCGAGATGTTCCGGACGGCCACACATATCTTCCTGGAGAATCAGCCGGCATTCAAGAACCCGACCATGAAATCCCTCCAGATCCTCCTGTTCGCCACCCTCAGAGAACGCCTTCCCGGCACGGAGATCGGGTTCGTACACGCCTCTAAGAAGACGAAGGGGGCCACTTCAGGGGACAAGGGCTATTCGGAACGCAAGAAGGCCTCCGAAACCCGCATGGACGAGTGGCTCGCGAAGGAGAATGTGGAGAAGAAGGAGGCGTGGATTGCCTTCGTAGCCGGCCAAAAGAAGAAATCGGATTTGTGTGATGCACTGTGTATGTGTATTGATTTCCTTGTGCGCACAGAATCCATTTAAAAAGACCGAACCAAAACGAAGAAGGAATGAACGGTGGTGTCACAATTCACGAGATGGAGTCCGTAGCAAGAGGGATCGATATTGGCGGGGGTCTTACCGAGCTGAGTGGTGATGGCCTCGGCTTTGAGATGCTGGCGAATTCCGGTCGTCCTAGTGGTAACAACGGTGGTAACGGTGGTATACGCCAGATCTCTTTTGATCTGGGTGGCTCATCATCATCTTCTGGGCCTGGTGCCCCGCCGCCTGAAATTGAAATCTCTCCGCTCGAACCGGTCTCTATAAACATCGGAGGAGGCTCTATGAATGGTGGGGCTTCTGCCCCCATCGAGATTGACTTTGCGAAGAATACGGACATGTTTCCGAAGCAGTCCTCCGCAACGGAGGGTGGCGGCCTCTTCTCGAATTCACAGACCGCCTCCGGCCCCTTCTCGTCCCTCTCTCCGGCGCCGAGCCGTTTAAGCCCCGAGGAGGAGCGCAAGGAGAAGACTGAGCTCCTGAACAAGCTGCAGCGCATGGAGCAGAAGGGTCTGACGCCGAGCAGACGCTTCACGATGGACAACACTCTCGATGAGATCAAGACGGAGTTCTCCCGTCTGGCGGATGCTCGGAATCTGGAGTCGTCTATCCGCTTCCAGCGCCAGGCGATGATGAGTGTGGTGACGGGTCTCCAGTGGATGAACGACAAGTTCGACCCCTTTGACGTGAAGCTCGACGGCTGGTCCGAGTCCGTGCACGAGAACCTGGAGGACTTCGATGAGATCTTCGAGGAACTGTACGACAAATACAAGGAGCGTGGAAAGATGCCTCCCGAGGCGCGACTGGTAATGGCCCTGGCCGGCTCTGGGTTCATGTGCCACGTGAGCAACACGTTCCTGCGTGCTCGCATGCCTTCTATGGATGATATTCTGCGCCAGAACCCGGAGATGGCGCGGCAGTTTGCTTCGGCGGCGGCGAAGCAGGCGGGACCGGGCTTCGGTAACTTTATGTCGATGGCGATGGGTGGCGGCAGCGGCGGCGGCCCCGCGGCAGCACCGGTGCCCCCTACAGGCTCCTTCTTCGGAGCGAGCAATGCGCCCCCGATGGCGCAGATGCCGCAGTCTGTGGCGGGGGGGGGGGCCCGGCCGGGGGGCGCGGGGGCGGGGGGAGGGGGGCCGG